CCCTTCAATCCTTCGATTGCCCAGCGTCCATCGTTCTCGACGGTAGCTTCAGAATGACCGCCATCTACAAAGCAAAAGTCAAATCCAGCGTCAAAATCTCCAAGCGTGTCATTTGTATCGCCTTCGATCAGGTCTATTTCTGCTCCGGTTGCCTGCAATCGCTTTTCAACCACACGTTTTTCCTGACCGATCTTTGACAATTCCTTTTTATACTGCCGGGCGGTCTGCGTCTCGAACAAATCCCACCCGGTGTAGTAAACATCATCCTGGTATTTGCGTGCCTCCTGGATCATCCGCATGGCGTTATTCCCATTCCATGTGCCGATCTCATGGATAAATTGCGGCTTCGTCTCTGCGATAATGTCAAGCAGTTGGGTGTAACGCGCCATACCCTGATTGACAAATAACTCCACGTTATCATTCAGCAGTCGCCCGATCAGGATGGCATATTCGGCGGCATAATCCCGCCATGCCCAGGCGTTGGCAAGTTTGTGATGATAAATCGAGGTATCGAACATGCCGTTAAGTTTTTCCATCAAGTCGGGGATGTCTTTATATAAATAACGTTCATCCAGCAGGTCAGAGGCATAGCCAAAATCCGGTGACAGGACGGGCACGCCCGCCCGCATACATTCCAGCAGGGGCAGGGGTCCGCCTTCACGGTATCCGGTCACAAGCAGAACGTCAAGCAATCGTATTGTCATCGTCAATTTATCCCAGGTGTCGGCGTGATGCCATGAACAGGAAACACCGAGCGCCTGCAACCTTTCACTCATGCCCTGCCAGCCTTCACCCGTCAGGATAAACTCGAACGGTGATAAATCGTACTGCCAAGCCAGGTCGAGCAGCAAGCCTTCGCGTTTGCGCCCGTTGGGTTGTGGGTATCCGATAATCCCTATCAGCCGCTTGCGGTATTGGAAGTCGTCGGCGGCGCAGTAATTGACCCAAATCTTTTCAGCGTCAACACCAAGATCCAGCAGTTCATCACGCCCGCGAAATGACATGGCGACCACCAAATCAGCCCGGTTGCAGGCATCAATGACTGCGCCTTCCGCGCCGACATTGACATGGGTATAAGCGATAATATGCCTGCCTTTGCCCTTTTCTTCCAATCCTGCCATCGTATGCCATGGGATGTGGATATTGACATCGGCGTCCAGGTCAACCGCCTCACCTGTTGTCACTTCGTAGATGGTGGGTAACAGTTCGAGTAGGGATTTACTCATGCGATACATGGCGGCGGAGTTGTACGGTTGTACAATGTGGATGTGTTTCATGACTTCCGCGCTTTCTGCAACCGCTCGATTTCCTGTTGATTACTGCGGGTGATATGCAGCGTCAGGTCACGAACGACATGGGCGGGCTGATTGTTGTAATCATCCAGTGTCACTGGGTAATTCAGGACATGCCCGCAAACCACGCCGCTATCCCCCCACATCTGGAACCCTGCCAGTTTTGCGTAAAACGGAAAGCGGATATCGGAGCCGACAGGATCTTTTACCACACGAAGCGGGATGATCTCGGAGCGCAGGACCGTCACAGCGCCCTTTAGCGATTCGGGGGTCAGTTTTTCAACATCATCAAGGGCGGCAATCGCCTTCATGATCTTCTTGAGGTCATACGGCGCAATGTCCATATCATCCTCGATGATCTCCGGCTCGCCTTTGAGCAGTTTCCTTGTCCTGGTCACAACGTCCCGGTGGATCAGGATGCAGCCCCAGCCGCTTGCACCGATTGGGTACAGCCTTCGCTTTTCAGGAATAAAGGTAAAAGGTTTCAGGGGCATTTTCCCAGGCTCGCCATTATCAAACCAAACCGGGGCAACCGGGTTAAATGTCCGCCTCATGTAAAAGCCCGAAAGGTAGGGCATCTTGTGACTGCGTAATATCTGCAAGGTATCGGGCGGGAACATCATGTCGTGATCCAGCAGCAGCATAAATGGATGCTTCGTCTTTTCGTACCAGTTGTTAAGGTGCATTTGTCGGGCTTCGTAGCCCTTTGTAGCTCTTATGTATATCGGCGGGGTGTCTGTTTTCCTGCGGGCAATCGCCTCAATGCTATCCCGACATTGCCCGTTCTCGTTGTCACTACCAACAACTCCGATATACACCGAGCCTTTGTATTCTTTTGCAGTCATGCGCGCTCATGCTTTCTCCCGTGAGGGGTCGAATAAAGGGGCGAACGGAGCGCGCCGCCCGCCCCTCTATTCACTATGTGGTCGTGTTGCCTGTGCTGTTGCAGGATATATAAAGCGATCCGAGCAGCACACCAGTCGAATCGACGGTAATGGCGGTACTCCACGCGCCGACCTTGACGGCGGACAGAATAACGCCAGTTGAGTCGGCGGTAATCTTGCCGCCTGCCGCTGCTGACGGGTAAAGCGCACCGGATGAAATTAATCCGGTACTATTTGCTGTTAGCTTGATACTGCCAGCAGACGGATAAACCGCACCAGCCGCAATCAACCCGGTGGAGTTGGCGGTCAACTTGCCGTTCGTAGTCTGGTTCGATACGAACATCGCGCCAGTTGCGATCAGTCCGGTGGAGTTGGATGTCAGATAATGCCCGGAGGCGGCATTGATATACACCGCCCCGGAGAAGATGACGCCCGTTGTGTTGTAGGTTAATTGGCTTTCAGCGGCTGGGAAATCCACGCGCGCCTTTGCAAAATACCCACGTGCTGAGTTCTGAGGATGTGCCATCATGCACCTCCTACACTACATCGAGGAACATATAGCCCAAGTCAGTAGCGACTGCTTTCTGATCCCACGCTTCTACATGCTGTAATACATCGCTGCGGGTTTCCTCTTCCTGGTACATGCTCACGCCGCCGAGTCCGCCATGCCCAGCCCACGAGAAGGTATAACCAGCGGAGGCGGACATAATGCCAGGATTCGGGGTGACATAGGAAACAAGGCAGTCATCGTCGATCACGGCGGTGTACGTGCCGGATTGCCCCTCGTTGGCGCTGTTGTATGACGCCTTTGAAACCCAATAGTTCGACACACCAAACGCGGCGGCTAATGCGCCCTCGATGGTTGCCTGGGTTGCCGCCTGCACGTATTTCACGCGGTCTATGATATCGGGATGGTTGACAAGGGCTTGATGCACGATATAACCGAGCGCCATTGTATTGCCATCGTACCCGGTGTTATTGCTGATGGTGCGGCGGGCGGTCAAAACATCGTTAACGGGGTCGCCGGATGTGAAATCGTCCCAATCGGTTGTACTGTTGTTGTCAGTCGTTCCCCAAACCGAGTTCGCAAAGAAATCAGCCGCAAATGCCGCTTCCTTGCGGATCAGGGACTGTTGGGCAAGCCATTGCAAGCCAGCCTGTTCAAGTGCCATCGGCATTTGGTTGTTTTGGCGATCTTCCCAGGGGATGACATGCTCCAAACCCCATTGCACGATGGTTCCGGTTGTGCTGGAAACACCATACCCGGAGCGGGCGAACTGTCCACCAGGTGCGCGCGTCTTCATCTCATCAAGGAACCAGTATTTTTTGGTCATGATGTAATAGGTGAAGGATTTGTTCGGTACGGGGATCTCAGGGAACATGCGGGACGCAATAAAGCGGTCACTTCCCTGCATATAACCAACCAAAAGGTTGGTCAGGACGGGATCAACTGCCTGAATGGATGAGCCAGTAGGTTGTGACATTTTAATACCTCGCTCCACCATTACCCACGAGGGAAACGGTGATAATGTCGTTCGCGGCTGAGGCGGCGGTCAAGGCGCGTCCAAGAAAGAAAACGTTGTCAGTCGTTGCGGCGTCTGTCGCCTTGCTCGTACTGTTCAACCCAACACGATCCCCGACTGCAATGGTCGAAGTGGCTGCGATGAGCTTCACAATGCCCTCATACGCAAATTCAACTTCCTCACCACCAGCAGGGGCGTTCATCAGCACGCCGAAAAATCCGCCCGGTCCGGTTGTGCTGTTCAATGCGCCACTCAATACGGCTTGTCCGGCAGTTGAGGCGATCTTGATACCCAAAAACTGCGAAGTGGCAAGCCCGGTACTGTTGGCAATTCGACCCGAAAGGGTCTTGTAATCCTGATTGGTTGCCATGTTATTTCTCCCTCACAGCCCAAGCCGTGAAAAGTTCCTTGTTTTGCGCCTTGACAACTTCAAAGGCTTTGTCATAGGTGACACCGTTCTTGGCGGAATATTCCAGCACCAGGGCGTTAAATGCCGCCTTTGGATCTTCCACCGCCTGCCCTTCCGAGCCTTTTTCTTCGGTCATGCCGGAGGCGTTGATCTGTTCGCTCAGGGCGCGGAATTGCTTCATGATTGCCTCAGCCTGTTCATCAGGCAATCCGGCAAGCATCTCAGCCAATGTCGGATCGGCTTTGGTTTCCTTCAGTTCGACGTCGAATTTTTCCACGCGGACCCTGAGAGCCTTTGCCGCTTCCATTGCGTCAAGTTTTGCCTTATATTCATCGCGTGCCTGTTTTGCCGCTTCATAGTCATCAGGGACGACTTCGACCTTCTGAGGTTCGGGAGGATTGAGGCGGGTGTCGATGAACGCGGTGAACTTTTCCCACAAGTTTGCGGGGACGTTAATAGTTCCTTCCATGTCAGACTCCTTTTTGATTTCTGATATTTCATACATCGCCGTTACCTCGCCCAGGTGGGGGGTATGCAGCAATGCGTCGCCCAGGATCAGCGGTCCCTCTATAAAGTTTCCGCTGGTTGGGTCTTCAAGCCCGCCATCCTGCCAGATTACCTCCGGGGATTGATAGCGGTATGCGCCATCGTTCAGGGCTTTTATTCCTTGTTCGTTCCATTCAGGAATGGCGTACAAACCATCTTCGCGTACTTCCAGCGCGACAATATGCCCGCCTGCCGGGGTGGTTTCCTCGTGACTGCCGAGTTTTATTGCGGGCTTGAAGTGCGGGAGTTTGAATTGCTTTGCAAGTTCAGGCGAAATGAAGTGTTCCTTGCCACCCTTGACCACCTTACCGAATGGGAATAATCGGTAGCCGTCGCCAATCCTGGTTGTAACAAAATTACTGAATAGATATGTATTCATAGACTTAAACGGCGAAACGCCGCTTTCCTGTGCGGCGTTCTTGCGAGAGCCACAGATGAAAACGGCGTTCCGGTTGGAGAGCCTGACTTATTCGGTTGTTGTATTTATTTTACCACAAAAGATTTTTAGATGCTGTTATTCATCATCTTCTTTTGGTAACTGCTCGTACTTCTGTTCTTTTGCCAACTGCCTGAGTTCCGAAGTGCGCGGTGTAATGCCCAGTATGCGCTCGTAGGCATCCACCATCTTCAACGCACTATCGCGCAGTAATAGGATGTACTCACGTGTCAGGGATAACTCAACTGTTGGAAACGTCATCGGTTCTTTTCCAGCCATTCCGCAATGGTTCCCATTAATCCATTCCAGATATCCGTAATCTTCTTTGCGGCACGGGTGACAACAACGGATAATTTCCACCAATGCGCCATGTGACGGGCTTGCTCCTCACCGATCACATACGGGGCGTATTCGAGATTAGTTCCGAAACGCCCTTCGATCATCCCTGCCCCCATTTCGCGAGTTTCATAAATGGACGGCTCACCACTGGCTTTGCCGCCGCTTTCAGATGATCCCAAAGAACGCCCAAGAGTCCCGGTTCTGCGGTAGGTACTGGCGGCGGGCGGTTCTGGATAAGATGGGACATTCTCCCATAAGGCGAGTAATGACGCCTTCATGCCCAGCTCTCCAATTTCCTTGAACTTCTCAGGCAGCTTTTTTAACTGCTCGTTCCATTCGTTCAATCCGCGCGTTTCCAAACCCTCAGCCATTCAAAATCCTTTCTGCTTCACGCTGTACAGCATCCACATCCACAACAGGCTGTATCCAGCATCTGCAATTAACATGCGCCGGGGGAAGCTCAGCGATATTGTTCGGGTCGAATAACTGTCCATCCAACGGGGCGCAAATCGGGCAAACCCTGTCATCCTGATTTGTATTCCACTTCACCTGATTTACAAATCCGGTTGACTCAAAGGCGGAGGCGTTCGCTTGTGCATAAATCCGCGTGACTTCCGTTGCCGAAATCATCTGGGCGCGCACCTGCCCGAATATCGGGTTGAGTGCATCTTCCAGCACGTTCAATGGGTCGCCGTTGCGTATCCAATCGCTCATGGCAGTCTGCACCTGTTTCCTGGTCGTGTCCGTAATTCCCTTGATGAGGTCATAGCGGTATTCCTTCGCCAGCTTCAGGGCATTGGTGTTCAGCACGTCGAAATTGACCAGCGTCTGCAACTCAGGCGGCAATGCCCCTACTCCGCTTTGCATCCCGGCAAACAGAATTGACAAATACACGGAACCGAGGACTTCCCACAACAAATCCTCTTCGTCGTCCCAAAATGAAGTATCAAACGGCGTTGCCATTTTTCCTCATCTCGCGCGCCTGTTTCATGATGCGCTTTTTCTGTTCATCCATGAACGCCTGGATCAGCCGCTTATACTGCCGCTCGAACTTCATGCGTTCATCCATATCGGGGGGGTCGGCAGCGTATATCGTCACGCTGTTATTCTGCCCCTGGGCGTTCTGGTCTGTGTTGGCATCCGGTTCGCCCTGCTGGTTGGCGTTCGGTTGGTTGTTCGTCCCCTGACTTATCCTCTCGGCAAAGGCACGCGCGGCGGCGGCTTTCTGCTCCGTGATTACGTTCCGCTCATCCTGCAACTCATCTACATCCTTTTCAGGCATCCCCACGATCTGCCGCCACCATAGCTCATCTTTGGCATCCCAGGTCAACAGTTCCTTTGTCTGCTGTAATGCGGCTGAAATCTTACTGATGTCCACGCTGTTGGCAGGCGTGTGTTCAAGCTTAATCCTCTTTGCCTCCTCATCGGTTGCGCCGTTGAGTTTCAGCAAACGATAAACGCCAAACTTGGTGAATGTGTCCGTGATAATGTCGGCTATGGTATTGATTGCCGTCATGAAAAAGTCGGTGCTGTTCTCAGACAGCGCCAAAGAGCCGACGCCGGATTGTCCCAGCATCAGGAACTGGCTAAAAAAGGCGGTTGCCACGCGTTTGTCATATCGCTCGATTGCGTTTGCCAAATCTGCAAACGACTTACCCGCGCCGCTCATGAGCGAAACTTCCCAGCCATCAGGCTCGATGATGCCCGCCTGTTCATCGACGCGGATATTGCGAACGATCTTCGCCGCTTTGCTGGCATCGCTGTTGGTGTCGTTCTCGTCCACGCTTGCACCGGGCGGAAGATGGATCTTCGGCATCCCCGCCACATCACGCTCGAAACCAATCGCCTCGATCTGTTGCAGGTTCTTAAGATAGTAATATGCCGTCCATGCTATCCGCAAAAGGGAGCGCCCTTCCGGGTTGTTCTTCTCAGACCTGGTACGAAACAGGATCAACTTTTCAATCGGCAGGTCAACGCTGCGGTACAACGGGGCGGCTAATTGCTTAAATCCCGCAATACCGCCCGTATCATCGAATAACCATTGGAAAACGGTATCCTGCCCGCGTGGTGCGAATTTACGCCATAGGATGCGCCGCCTCTCGTCATACTGGTAGATGATCTCGGAAATCGAATACCCAGCCCACACAAAGGAAATGACCTCGCTGATGAAATCGTTCCAGCTTTGCGACATTGCGCCGCGTGCCTCCTCCACGAGTTCCAGCCAGGGGTCGTTCTCCTGTTCGCTTGAGAATGTCCACGACATACCCCGGATGACGTATTCAATCGCCAGTAGTCCTGTACCGATTGAGGCGTTATTCAGCCTCATTTCGTTGAAGCGTTTATATGCCTCTTTGCCGTGAAACTCCTTGAGAAAGTCATCCTTGACCTGTCCCATATATTCCACAAGTCCGGTAAATCCGGTTTCGTTTGTTATGTCTGCCATTGTTGCACCTCTTCGGCTTTATGAGCCTAATATTTCTTCCATCCCACCGCTTCATTATCCTTGAAGCGGGATTTTACTTCCGGCTGTTTTTGCGGCATCGCTCCGCCGCCAAGCAATTCGGTATAACATCCGCTGGCGGCGTCCATGTCATCATCATGGATCTTGCCGCTTCCATCCTGGGCGTGCATACTGTTCAACCAGCGTTCGTTCCATAAACCACGCAATAACTTTACATTTCCGGCGTATGCCTGCGCCGCCAATGGCTTTGCGCGTGCTATCTTATCCTTATGGACAGGGACGCCGCGCGCATCAAAACCCTGTAACATGGTGGTTATGTGATAGCTGTCACGCTTGCCGCTTGCGCCGCCTTCCTGTTCCCAGCGCACCGCCACGCGCCCGCCATCCTGCAAGGCTGTGTTTTTCATGGCTTCATCTGTCCGCGCCGGGTCGATCTGTTCATTCGTTGCATCAATGATGTATGTAATACCGTTTAGATACGTTGCCTTACATGAGGCGGTTGAGTCCGGGTCATTTGATTTTATTTCCTTCTCTGTGGCTGCCAAATCCCAAAAACGAACAACACGACCGCCAGCCGGAACCGCATCGACCACCTCGAACCACGATTTATTGAACACCTTGCCCGCTGCTGGCTTAACCTTCCAGTTCCCGCCGCGCTTGCCATCGCCCAAAAGCCGTTGTCTTTCGATGTAGTCCAACGCCTGCAAGTTGGCAAGATAGCCGGGATCCTTCTCCATCAATACCTGGTTATCGTAAATTGTGGACAGGATGAACGTCACACTTTTTGGCGTACTGCCCGGATGCTCCATGCTCAACTCGTCAGGATCATCACCCCAATACACAACATCATTCTCGCGCACCATCCAGCGAATAACGCCGCTCCGCTCAGGTATTGCCCAGCCTTCCTCGTCAATCCACCAATCCAGAAAATCAGCCAGCCAGCCAGGTTCAGGGTTGGCACTTGCCCGGATGTATGGACGAACGCCGCACATGGAACGATTACGGGACAGCATGTACCAGAACTGTGACGCCTCAAATGTTTCCAACTGGTCAAATTCAATCAGCGGGATCTGCGCCGACTTCCACGTTTCCTTGTCCTTTTCGTGCTGCATATGCGAGAATGACACCCGCCCGCCTTCTGGGAATATGAACTGCCTGTTGTTCTGGTTGGAGGATGCACCAAGCAACGGATATATTTTGCTCGCTTCATCCCACAAGCCGCCTTCGTTTGTAATCTCTGGAATGGTGCGCCGAAAGACAACCGCACCAAAATCCTTATTTCCCTTATGCCGTAACGGTTCGACCAGCAGCGACCACGACTTACCGCCACCCGCAGCACCGCCATAAATGGCAATATCCGCCGATGTGGAAAGGAATTGTTCCTGACGCGGTTGTGGATTAATTTCCATCATCCCTCTTGTTGTCGGGAATGTAGATATGTACATTTGTTTCCATCTTCTCACCGTTGCTGGTGACATCCACATTATCGCCCCATTCCTGGCGGCGTCTGCGTCTCAGCCATTCGAGCGACGCCTTCCAGTCACCCTTCGCGGCGGCGTTGTTGATGACGGTCAGATGACGCAGGGCGGCATCCGCTTCCTCTTTGCGTACTGCCTCAGAAAACTGTAAAAACTTGCCACTTTTGGCGTTTGCACCCGCTTTCATCCACTCATTAAACGTCTCATAGCTGACCCCTGCCGCCTGTGCCGCGTCGGAATAGGACGCGCCAAGACC